TGACATTTGAATATTGGTTTGACACCAAAAAGGAAAAGGAATAAGATATGACGGACCACGACAAAGAGATAATGTTCCTTGAGCACCGTTCCGTGGCACTCTCAGTTGCCCGGCGATTCTCCTCCAAATACAACAGGCCATTGGAGGAAACCTTAGACCACGCTGAGTTTGCTTTAGTTATATTCATCTACACAAGCTTCAAACATTCTCCTTCACTCTCCAGCTTGAAATCATGGCTGTGGAAAAAAGTCTTTTGGCACCTTCAGGAAGTGTACACCAAAGGCCGTCATCCTCACTGTCCTAACATCCGGGAACACTGGGCAAATGGCCGACCGGACCGCCGGGAGATAGCATGTTCTGACCAGATAGAAAAGTGGGAACAGGGTAATGCCCTTCACTGCCCAACATCCCTCCACACCAAACCCAGCTGGCTACAGAACCTGATAGATGAGGTAGGAGAAGAAGGAGCCACTTTACTCCACATAATAGCTGACGCCCCGCATGACCTAATAGCGGAAATATCCTCGGAAAGGGGAAGGACACAGAACAAACGTCGTGCCAACCTAATGGCCTATCTAGTAGACGTTCTAGACTGGCCTATGAGCCGGGTGACAAGGGCTTTCACCGAGATAGAAACATGCCTGAGTCGATAGAAAGCCTAATCAGGCAAAACCTCATCACCCCACCCAAACAATTCCAAATCAGGGCCGTCCGGTTTTTGGAAAAGAACAAGGGCTGTGGGATACTTGGGGATGATATGGGGCTAGGAAAAACCTATGAAGCAATGGCTTGGCTGGCCATACACCCAGAAATCTCCCGTGTGATAGTGGTTTGTCCCGCCAACGTAAAGTATCAGTGGGAGAAACAATTCAAAGAGCACGCCGGAAGGACAGCTGAAGTTCTGGAAGGAACCCAACCATACACTCCCCAAATACCTCTTATCATCATCAACTATGAAATCCTCTCAGAAGCCCTTTGGCCCAATGACCAAAGAAGAAAGTGTATCCGGCCTAATTTTCCATGGGTGGATTTGCTACAACAGATGAAACCACAGGCTATCATCATAGATGAGTTTATCTACATAAAAAACCCCCGGGCCCTCAGAACCAAAGCAACTATCCAACTCAGCCGGAGAGTTCCCCACCTCATTCTTGCTTGCGGAACACCCATTGAGAAGAACCCTGCTGAGTTCTACTCCGCACTCAATCTGGTAGCACCGGGTGAGTTCAATTCCTTCTGGAAGTATGCTTTCAGATACTGTGACCCCAAGCCTGGGTTCCGGGGAAGGGGATGGGACTTCAGCGGCAATTCCAATCTAAAGGAACTCCATGAGCGGGTTGCCCCATTCATGATACGCCGAATGAAAGTAGACGTGGCTAAGGAATTGCCACCCAAAATCAGAACTGTCCTGCCTGTATGTATTTCCAACCGCAAGAAGTATGAAGAGGCTGAGGAAAATTTCCTGGGATGGATGGAAGAAAAGTATGGTGAGAAGGCTTCCCTAAGAGCCGCTGGTGCTGTGGGGCTTGTCAAACTTGGAGTCTTGAAACGTATCGCCGCTGAAGGTAAAATCCCAACCATACAATCATGGGTTCAGGATTTCTTATCCAACACTGACGAAAAGCTAATTATATTCTGTGTCCACCACCTGATGAGGGGGGCACTATGTTCTGCCTTTCCATATCATGCTACCATCGGAGGAGATACCCCTTCACACAAACGTCCGGCTGAAGTAGATAAATTTCAACATGACCCAAAATGCCGTATATTCATAGGACAGCTAAGAGCCTCTGGTATAGGGTTGGATGGGCTTCATAAAGCTTCCTCTACTGTCCTATTCACTGAGTTGGGATGGAACCCCTCAGAACACGAACAAGCAGAAGATAGGGCACTACGCATAGGGCAGACCGCCTCCTCCGTCAACGTGTACTACATGGTGGGCAAGGATACCATTGAGGAAAAGGTACTGGAACTAATACAAAAAAAATACAATATATGTAGTAGGATTCTAAATGGGGAGACAATGAATATTAGCCTGTTTGATAGGAGGGTAAATCCAGATGGCTTACAAACTGCAATCCCGGCCAGAAAGAAAAAGTAACCCCAAAAAGTGTGCACTGTTGATTTGGGGTATTCCCCGACGTCTCAAGGCACAATTCAAGTCTGTCTGTGCCCTACGAAGAATACAGATGAAAACGGTCATCATCAACTGTATGAAAGATATGGTATCTGGTAGGATGTAATATGTTTGACCTCCGTTCCTTCTGCCAGGACCATAACATCCCCATCATTGACGGGGGACACCACCACAGCCATCAAGGCTGGTTGCAAATCCATTGTCCCTTCTGCACCAATGGGACTTACGGATGGCATCTGGGCTTCAACACTGACAAGGGAAACTTCAACTGTTGGAGATGTGGAAGCCATAAGGTCTGGGATGTACTTATTCAACTATTGGGGGGCAAAGAAGAGGCCTACAAAACCCTCCAGAAATATCAAACAGAAAGTACCCGTCAAATCAAAGCCCCATCTCCCCGAAAGAAAACCTTGTGGAAGCCCCCAGGACTGTGCCCAATGTCCTCCCAACACAAAAAGTATCTCTCCAACCGAGGGTTTGACCCGGAACGGCTAGAGGAAGAATGGGATTTGAGAGGGACACAACACCTGAGTGGAGAATGGAATTGGCGCATTGTATTCCCCATCTGTGATAAGGATGGGTCCCCAGAAGCTTATTGTGGCAGGTCAATTGGGAAAGACGTAAAGCCCAAATACAAGATGTCCGACAATGAAGACATTCTTGTAAACCCTAAACAACTGTTGTACGGAATTCAACATGCTCAGGACTTTGTAATGATTGTTGAAGGTCCAGCTGATGTGTGGAGGTTGGGTTATGGAGCCGTAGCCACATTAGGAATAGACTGGAAATCAGAACAGGCTAACATCCTCAAACAATTTCCCCGCCGCTTTGTGATGTATGACCCGGAGCCGGAAGCCCAGAGGCAAGCTCATAAGTTAGCTGACTGGCTAAGTGTGTACAAAGGCTCTACAGAAGTCATATCAGACTTAACAACGGACCCTGGTGGGCTTCCCTTTAGGGAAGCCAACCAAATAATGGAGGAGATACGTAATGGAGGTTGAAAAACACGAGAAGCAATTCCGTGGAGTGTGGATGTCCCCAGAGGTTATTGAAATGGTGGAGAATGGGGAGATAAGCTGTAAGGAGGCTATCCTATTGATGGTCATCGACAGCCTAATTAAACACAAAGGGAAAGCCTGTTTTGCCTCCAATGATTATCTGGGAAGTCGAATTCATTCCAAAAAACGGCAAGTGATGGATATGATACAACACCTCAAAAAACTGGAGATATTAGAGCAGACCAGATTTGATGGACGCAGAAGATTTTTGGCAACAATTTGGAGTGCTTCCCGTATAGCAGACACGCGGAAAAAGGTACGTCAGACACGCGGAAAAAGGTACGTCAGACACGCGGAAAAAGGTACGTCTCTTCTTAGTAGTAAAGAAGTTAGTAGTAAAGAAATTAAAGAATCTATATCCGCATCAAAAAACCCTGATGCGGATGGCGTGAATGTTTCTAAGAAAAAAAAGGGATGGAATTCTCATCCTCGTTGGATAGAATATGCCACCTTATTGAAAGGTGCCATTGGGTCAGTAAGAAAAGTTAATAAGACATCAGATACATGGAGGTGGGCGGAGGCTCTATCCAAACTCCAGTCTGTCGATTCTTATTCACCACGCCGAATCCGCACAGTGCTCAAGTGGTACTGTCATCAGCTTCAGAAAGGGGACTTGATAAAGGACAACTCCAGTTTCATTCCGATAGCTTATTCGGGTGCTAATTTTCGGGAGAAGTTTTTGCGTATAGAAGATGCCATAAAAAGGTTATCAAAGAATGATGTGGAAAGGGGCCCCCGCATCCGGGTTGTGCGAGAGGAAGATGAATGAAGCGTCAGAAGATAGACAACCAGGTTGAACGCAGACTGCTCACAGCCCTGATAACCTCAGATGAGTTTCTAAGTCAGGCTGTTGCAGTAATCGACTTGAAATTGATAGATACTCCCCATGTGAAGAGGATTGTTCAATGGTGCATAGAATACTTCCAACAATACCGGCGGTCCCCGCAGAAGGATATTCAAACTATTTATTACTCATGGGCAGAAGGTAAGGAGGACAGTCCGGAGGTGGAATCAATTCGGGAGTTGTTAGAGGACTTGTCAGATGCTTACGATGACAAGGACCCGCTCAATGTACCTTATTTTGTGGACAGCCTCCGTTGTTATCTGGAAAAGAAGACACTCCAGAAACTTTATGAAAATGTAGACATAGCCTTGTCAAGGGGAA